ATGTTACCGATACTAAAGGAACGAGTAATGGAACAAATAACGGAGCTACGTTTAGCTCAACAGTACCATCATAATGAATAAGTTTATAATACTAACACCGCAAGATATGGTAGATTGGGGAGGAAGCAATCTTCCTTTTAGTCAAATAAGGGCTATCGGCACTGATGGATCTGGCGTATTTGTTTTTGACACCGTACCAAGTAGATTTAGCTCAAAAACAGTGTACGATAAATCTGAATTTGATGCTATGTTAAGAGATGGCACAAGTGTCTTTTATGTTGAGGGATATTGATTATCTAACTCTCTGTAAACTCTCTGCACTAACAGTCTAGCTTTTTGAGTTAGAGCATATCTTACCCTGTAATTATATTTAGTTTCATCGCGAAACAAATGGTCTTCATACGTGTCAGACGGTGTAAGCCTATCAAAGTGTTTATATATATACCCCTCTTTAACCAATGGGTATACTGTTCTTTCAGATAGTTTCTTTTTACTAACACCATACTCTTCAGCAGCGTAGTCTAACGTCCAGAACTCAAGATCGTAAGCCCAGAGCATGAACATTAACTCCTTTTGAAATACGTCTTGAGATTCTTGCGTTGATAAAAGAACGCGTCTAAGATTCTTAAGGTAGTTTCTTTTTACGTATCTTTGATTTAGTCGAGATGACTCTCTAAATAGTTTTTTCTTTGAGACTCTACTTTTCGGCATTAAAATAAATTATTTTACAAATATATGGAAGAGCAAGCTTTTTTCTTAGAATTACAAAGATTATCTTTGAAAATAGATGATCTAGTCGATAAGTATAACATGAGAGAAAGAGTTGTGTCAGTTATGGTGACTGGAATAATAGATGAAAACATATTTGGAGATACTAGGCTGAAATGCTTATATAGCTACAGTTTAGAATCTCAAGAAGAATTAGATAATATAATAAATTTTATTGATACTACGTGGAGAATACCAACAGACGAAAAGGATGGTTATAAGGATATAGATGATCTGCTGGACGGCACGGGTATAGAATTAGAAGATTAAATAAAATGGACGGACTTATTAGAAAAATTATTGTCGGGAAAGACCCGAAAGATGCCATGGCTTATTATGTCGGCATGAGAGCAGGTGGAGGTAAAGTATCCACTATAATACTAGATGAAAGACATCTTGCGCATTGGAATAAAAAAAGATATCTAGTCTACACAGATTTAGAGGGATCTCAAGTATTGTGGAAGGCTATTGATGACATGCCATGTATTGTAGAATTTGATTTAGATTTTTAATGAAAACTAAAAAGAGCAAAGGATTAGGAGATACAATAGCTAAAGTAACAAAAGCTACTGGACTCGATAGGCTTGCCCCAAAGGGATGTGGGTGTAAGCGACGTCAAGATAAATTAAATAAAATGTTCCCTTATAAAAAATGAAAAGTTTAAGTAAGTTTGTCGTAAGGCTTCCTAAGAAGTTTAACGACAGTGTAAAGATCGGTGATTCTGAAATTTATATAGAAACTAAATACGACGAATTCCGACACAGAGTTATGGAGGGCGAGGTTGTTTGCTGTCCTCTAAAGTATGATACGCCTGTTAAACCTGGAGATACCATGTATTTTCATCACCATGTTGTTGTGCAAGGCGGTACCCCGATAGACGGACTAGAAGATTGCTATCTAGTTACGTATGATCCTGAGATTTCTATGAACTCGCAAGCCTTTGCATACAAATGTAAAGACACAGGAAAAGTAGAACCGCTTTCAAACTGGTGTCTTCTTGAACCTGTAGAAGAGAACCTAGGTCTGAAGTCTGACATTATTGAGATTGTAGAGCATAAAAAAGAAAACCCCACTCAGGGAAGAATTATTTATGCATCTAAAATGTGTGATGAACTAGGAGTTAAGGAGGGAGATGTTGTTGGTATAGGCAGAAACAGAGACTACCGCCTCATGGTTGACGGTACAGAGTATTACAGAACTAGAGCAGAAGATTTTTTATATGTCATCGAAGAATAAGTTTACAACAATAAGCGCTGCTAAAAGATTAATGGCTAGCATGGAGACCGCTATAGATAACATGATTGACGAAATAAAAAAACCCGTTGATCCTGAGATAAACGGTAGCGCTAGAAAAGCTGAACTTCAGTCTATAAAACAAACAGCAACAGACTGCAAAGAACTTATAGTTGAAAGACAGCGTTTAGAACAGATGATTAAAGATCTAAAAACAAGCGGAGAGATAGGTGGAGACAAAGATTATTCGGGTGGATTTGCGGAAAGGTTTTCTAAGTAACTTTGCGTTATGCGAGTTAAAAAAAGAAACTACAAAAAAGAGTACAAAAAGTACGGTGCTGGAGGTAAAGCCAAAAAGTACCGAGCTCGCTTAAATAAGATTAACAGAAGAAAAGGCAACTACGGTAATGGAGACGGCATGGACGAAGCTCACTACGGTAGAGGCGGTAATACAAGACTGCAATCTCAATCAAAAAACAGAGCTAACAATAGGCCTAAAGTAAGAAGAAGCAGATGAAGATAAAAAAGAAATATCAAGATGGAGGCATTTTAAGTGAGATGGTAGATCGCATGAGAAATAGGAGGGAAAAAATAAAAGCAGCTAAGGAGTACTATAAAGAAGAGGCGGAAAACCCAACGATGTACTTAAATGAAGAGGGTAAAATAATGATGCCAGGTGTTAGTTATGATACTGGAGAGCCAGTATATTATGAAGAAGAGTTAACCCCAAGACAATACAAAAGGTTTAATAGGGCACAGCTTAGAAATTACAAAAGAGATTTAAGAAGGGCAGATAGAGAAGCTAGACAGCAAGAAAGACAAGAAAGACGAGACGAAAGAATAAAAGAAAGAGGTTATAGAAGAGTTGGTAGGGCTGACATACTTCCTTTTGATACAGAAGATATATTAGATTATTTAGCTGGAGAGAGTAATGCTGGTTATTATCTAGGTCCTAAAATGTTAGGTAGATTAACAAGCAGAAGATTTAGAGATAAAGTTGGAAATATCTCTATGAATCCTGTAAGTGATAACACGGGTTTAATATCAAGCGTTGAAAAGGGAGCTGACGATAGCGTTGTAGATCATGAGTTAATACACAAAAGTCAATATGGGCCTTTACAAATGCTTGCGTCATACTTTGGGCTACCAGGTGCTGGAAGAATACAAGACAAAGGCACTAGAAAGGCATATAAAAACTTAATGAAGTCTATAAGAAAAGAAGGTACTGTGTTAGACGAAAAAGGACTTGGAACTCAGGCTGATTATATGACTGGAGAAAGAAGCAGAGATATAGAGTTTGATGCAATCCTTAAGTCTGGACTTTCTTCTGCATCCGCTGCAGGGTATAATTTAGAAGGTAAGAGTTTTGATGAAATTATGGATATTCTTGATAAAGCTGAAAAAGATAAAAAAGCATCAACAAATATGGGGCATTTAAATAGATTCATGCGAGGTACAAATTGGACGAATGAGCAAAAAGGATTTATCATGGATGCAATTAAAGCGAACTTAGGTCGTGAAGCGTTTACCGCTGAAGATGCAAGACAAGATTTAAGATAAAACTAATTTAAATAAAATGAAACATTTAATAATTATGGTGCTAGCAGTAGCGCTAACCTCGTGTTCTTCAGTAAAGCAGCACTACAGATCTCAAAAGAACGACTACAATCAATGTTGGTGTATTGATCCATGGGACGGTGGCGCGGAATGGTGCTGTAATGGAAAGGCACCAAATTACATGGCACCTTATCACCATAAGCACAATTAATCATGTCAAAGTATAAATGCGATTGTGGAGAGCATGAAGTAGAGTGCTCTAATGCCGTTATTAGAATAATTGACGGAAAAGCTACACATGATGTTAAATGCCCATGTGAAAAGTACATGAAGCTGTCTAACCCTAAAAAAGGCATGCCGTCTCTTGGTAGAATGGATAATTATGGTAGTAGCTACTGATGTCTGTACTATTAAATTTAAAGGAATATGATGAGCCTGCTATCAAGATTTGTCCCAACGGTACGGAAGGTGAGATTGTCGAACTCGGTGGGTTACTCATTTGCCTTCCAAAAAGGCCGCCGAAGAAGCAAATTTTCGGATATAAAGAATCAAACTCTATGCAAATGTGGCGAAGGGTATCTATGCCGCAGGAATTGTCTCGTATTAAATCTATGGATGAGTGGGCGGAAATGCCAAGGGAGTTCAGAGAGAGGTTTCGTCCATATATCGAGGAGGAGTTTAGGCGTAGGCGTGAGGGTTTTTGGTTTTATAACAACGGTACAGCTACATATATTACGGGGAGGCATTACATGATGCTACAGTGGACCAAGCTAGATATTGGTTACCCGTACTTTCTTAACTTTCAGCGTGAAATCTTTTTACATATGGCTGCGTGCGAAGCTGATCCACGTTGCATTGGTCAGCTTTATACTAAGTGCCGTCGTTCTGGGTATACTAATATATGCTCTGCAGTGCTTGTTGACGAAGCTACGCAAGTAAAAGACAAGCTTATGGGGATACAGTCGAAGACTGGTAAAGATGCTCAAGAGAATATTTTTATGAAAAAGGTGGTTTATATGTTTAGACACTACCCTTTCTTTTTTAAACCAATACAAGATGGTACTACTAATCCGCGTATGGAGTTAGCTTTTAGAGAGCCATCAAAGCGTATCACCAAGAAGAACAAAACATCTCAAACAGGTGAAGCGCTTAACACAGTTATTAATTGGAAAAACACAACTAACAATGCATACGATGGTGAGAAGCTACACATATTGTATTTAGATGAGGCAGGAAAATGGGAAAAACCTACAGACATAAGAGACGCTTGGAGGATTCAGAGGACGTGTTTGATCGTCGGAAGAAAAATCGTGGGAAAAGCGCTAGTCGGAAGCACCGTAAACCCGATGGACAAGGGTGGGAAGGAATACAAGGATCTGTGGAAAGATTCGAATCCAGACGAAAGAAACGCAAATGGTAGGACACTTAGCGGTTTGTATAGGCTGTTTATACCAGCAGATGAATCTCTTGAGGGCTTCTTCGATGTTTACGGGAATCCAGTAGTGGATGAACCAGAAAGTGCTGTTGCTGGTATTGATGGTGAGGATGTTGTTGGTGGCTCTAGACAGTATTTAAAGAATGAGAGAGATAGTTTGAAACACGATGCTTCTGAACTAAATGAGGTGATCAGGCAGTTCCCGTTTACAGAAGACGAAGCGTTTAGAGATAGTATTGAAGGTAGCCTGTTTAATGTTGGTAAGATATACGAGCAGATTCAATTTAATGACGAATTGTTTCCCAATCCAGTTGTTGTAGGTAATCTAAACTGGAGAAACGGAGAGAGGGATAGTGAGGTTGTATTCTCACCAGATCCAAACGGAAGGTTTAGAATATCCTGGCTACCTCCAGCAGAGATTAGAAATAAATCAGCACTAAACAGAGGTAAAAAGGTACCGCCTAATTCACATATAGGATGCGGTGGCGTCGACTCTTATGATCTTGATGAAACTGTAGATGGCAGAGGTTCTAAGGGAGCTTTGCATTTATACAATAAGTTTAATATGGAGTACCCGTCTAACACATTTGTTTTGGAGTACGCTTCTAGACCACCTTTAGCTAAAATCTTTTACGAAGATGTGCTTATGGCTGCTGTGTTTTACGGTTTCCCTATATTAATTGAGAACAATAAGTACGGTATTGCAAGGTACTTTGAATCAAGAGGTTATGATGGCTATCTAATGGACAGGCCTAAGCATTTGCTAGCGGCTAATTCATCAACCATAAAATCAAAAACAAAAGGTATACCGTCCAACTCTCAAGACGTAATACAGGCTCATGCTCACGCTATAGAGGCGTACATTCATGACTATGTTGGTATAAACTACGACACAGGTGAGTTTGGTGGGATGTATTTTAATCGTACCTTAGAAGATTGGATTGGGTATCAGATAAACAATAGAACAAAATTTGACCTTACTATTAGTTCTGGGTTAGCTTTATTGGCTGCGCAAAAAGTAAAACCTAAAAGAAAACCTGCTGATTTTAACGACAAGAAATTCTTTAGACGATTCAAGGTTTATTAATGATAACCATACGTTTAGTATATTTGCAAAAATGAGATTATATATAAAATAATGTATAGCAGCAATAAAAAGGGCACAAGTAAAAAAGGGTTTCCAGATCCGTTAGCTCATGCAGAAGAGAAAGCTATGCAAGAGTACGGGCTTCAGTATGCGAAAGCTATTGAAAATCAGTGGGGTAGTGGAACAGATACGTATTCTTCGCTAAAGACTAAAAAAGAAACATTTGCTAGAAGTAGAAAATATGCAAATGGAACACAAGATACGACCCCATATAAAAAGCTATTAACATCTTTAGATCCCAATGGCAACAATGGTACGCTACTCAATCTAGATTATACTCCAGTACCAATACTACCGAAGTTTGTAAAGATTGTAGTAAACAATATTCTATCTAGAAACCCTCAACCAAATGTAGAGGCGATTGATCCTCTATCTTCTTCAGAAAAAGATTTAGAGAAAAAAAATATTGAGGCTTCTATAATGGCTAAGGCAGAGCTAATGAAGCTTAAGGAAAAGACTGGTATGGTTATAGCAGAAGATCCTGAGCAAATACCAGATACTTTAGAGGAGGCAGAAATTTTTATGGGGACTAACGTCAAGACAGACGCTGAAGTTGCAGCACAGATTGGAGCTATGATGACGTTAGAGTGGAATGATTTCAATGATAACATTTTACGTCGTTGTGTAAACGACTTAGTTGCTTGCGGGATGGCTGTTGTAAAAAGAAGCAATGACCCAAACTACGGTATTAAAACAGATTATGTAGATCCGTCTAAGTTTGTTCATAGCTACACAGAAGACCCAGGCATGAACGATCTTGTCTATGCTGGACATATAAAAAGGATTTCAATACATGAGCTTAAAAGAATAGCTGGGGATCAGTTAACTGAGAAGCAGTATGAAAAAATAGCTGCTAAGGTTTCTGGAAAGTACGGCAATGAAAGCTCTTTACTTAATTACTCTTACTACGATAACGTCAAGAACACAACTCATCACGGTTATGATGAGTATATGGTAGATGTTTTAGACTTTGAGTTTTTAGCGGTAGACTGTATACATTTTGAAGAAAAAGAAAATAAGTACGGTAATAGCGGATTTTATTACAAAGGGTATAACTATAAAGAAAAGCACGGTTCTGTATACAATAGAACTGCGCATCAAATGAATGTTGAAACGGTTTATGGTGGTAGTTATGTTCTGGGATGCGGTTACTTGTTTGACTACGGTAGAAAAAAGAATATACCTAAAAACATTCATGACATATCTAAAGCTGAGATGTCATACTCTTGTGTAGCTGTAAACATAATGGAGATGGTTCCAAAGTCTCTTGTAGACAGCTGTATAGGTTTTGCTGATATGCTACAGATTACTCACCTTAAAATACAGCAAGCTATTGCTAAAGCTAAACCAGATGGTCTTATTATAGATATTGAAGGTTTAGAGAATGTGCAGCTTGGTAAGGGTGGAGAGCTTCAGCCGTTAGACCTACATGATATTTATGAGCAGACTGGTGTATTCTACTACAGAAGTAAGAATCCAGAGGGAGGTTTCCAAAACCCTCCAGTAAGAGAGATTGGAAACAGTATAAGAAACATTAACGAACTTATAGGTTTATATAATCACTACTTAAGATTGATTAGAGATGCGACAGGCATCAACGAGGTTATGGACGCGTCCACTCCTAAGGCTGATGCATTAGTCGGAGTTCGTGAACAGGCTATGCAGGCAAGTAACAATGCGATATATAACATTACAAACGCCTCTATGATTCTATTCAAGAAAGTTTGTAAAGATATCGTGAAGTGCTTACAAATATTACCACGAGAATCTGCAGTGTATAAGTCTTATTCTAATGCGATAGGTGAGGAAAACATGAATGTTTTAACCTCCTTTGGAGAGTTATCAATGTATAACTTTGGTGTGAAGGTTATTAAAGAGATGGAGACTCAAGATAAAATGGCTTTAGAACAGATGCTTCAGGTTTCTCTAGGTCAAAAGGAGTTAGACCTCGAAGACGTTTTAGCGATCAGAGAACTAAAAGATGTTAGCCAAGCTCAAAGACTTCTTATAATTAGAAGAAAGAAAAGAATGGCTGCTCAACAACAACAGCAAATGCAAATGCAACAACAGCAGCAACAGGCTGCTATGCAATTACAGCAAGCTCAAGCACAAGCAGAAGCTCAAAAGCTACAAGCTGAAGGACAAGTTGAGCTCCAAAAAATTCAAGCTAAAGCTATGGCTGAATTAGAGGTGGGTAAGGTGATGCATGAGTACAGAAAAGAAATAGAGATGATTAAAGCTCAGGCTACGTTAGGATTTAAAACAGACGATCAGGAGTTTAAGGAAAAGATTGAGGTTTTAAAAGAAAATAGAAAAGACGAAAGAGTAAAAAAGCAGGCCGTTCAACAATCAAAACTTATGGCTCAAAGAAAAGGTGAGAGAGGTCAAATGATTGAACCTTTAGCTGCCTTAGTAAAACCGTTAAAAGAACTTGAATAATGGCTAATAAAGCAAATTTTGATATAGCTCAGCAGCTTGATATAACTATCCGCAGAGGAGATAGCTTTAACTTAACAGTTAATGTTACAGATTCTTCTGGAACAGCAGTAGATTTAACCGCATACACATTTAACATGGATGTTAGAACTTCTGACTCTAGAGTAAACAGAGATAATGTTGTTTTAAGTCAAGCTGGAACACAGCCAGGAGGTCTTGCAGTATCTGCCACTTCTACCACAGGTGAGCTTGTTATCAAAGGGTTAGGAGAGTTTACAGATCCTGTACCTGAAGGTGAGTATGTGTATGACCTTCAAGCTTCAGGCACTGACTCTGTAGGAGCTGTAACAGAACAGACATGGTTAAAAGGATTGTTTATTGTTAACCAAGACGTGACCGACAAGCTTCTGTAATGACAACATCATTTTCTATACCGAATAACCCTAGCGTGTCTTTTGTCATGCTTTCAACGCAGACAATTTCGCTTCAGCTACAGGCTAACCCAATCGTAAATATTTCAATATGAGAGGATTTATTTTAACTTTATTTTTCTTACCTTCTTTATTGCTTGCTCAAGGAAGCTGGTTAGATGTAGCAGTACAGACAGATAATTATGGTGGTGAAACTTCATGGCAAATCCTTGAGGGTGATGATGTTGTGGCAGTAAGCCCTCCGTATCAAAACAATACCTTTCAAAACCATATGGTCTTTTTACCATCAGGCGATTATGAATTTGTTATGATGGACGCTTTTGGCGATGGTATATGTTGTCAGTTTGGAGAAGGGTGGTATGGAATAAGCAACACATGTGGTTTAGATACAGCTGTGTACGACTTTAATTCTGCTACAGACACTATACCCTTTACATTAACCCCGTGTATACCGCCTCTTCCTGGATGTACAGATCCTGTTGCAAACAACTACAATCCATGGGCTAATATTGATAACGGTAGCTGCAACGTATTTGAATGTGACTCAGCGGAAACATTAGTATCTATGGATCTTACATTAGATACATGGCCTGGAGAAACTGGATTTACATTAGTAGATATAGCTACTGGTCAGTTTTACGATCAGGTAATACCTGGTGAGTTTGACTTTGGCGATCAGCTTGTTACTTACACTTATAACTTCTGTGTCAGTCTTGGGTTTGAGTTGATATTAGTGGACGAGTTTGGTGACGGACTAAACGGTTATGCCTCAGGCGGTCAGGATGGAGCTTGTGTCATCACTGCTTGCGATAGTGTATTATGGGAGTTAGAAGATCTAGCGTTTACTACATTTGATGATGGTAATACAATGTATTCTGGAGCTATATTTACTGAACCTTGTCCGCCAGCACCGCCAATTTACGGGTGTATGGATGATGATTATGTAGACTACAATCCAGAAGCTACGCTTCCAGACACTTGCGAAACTTTTCACACTTGGGGGTGTACAAATCCAGAAGCATTAAACTATGATAGCACTGCAACAATAGCAGACCTTGTAGGTCCATGCAGTATACAGATTATTCTTGAAGATGACGCAGCTGACGGTTGGGGTAATTCTACTATAGGTATGGTGCAAGGTGAACAGCAGTGGATGTTTACTGTGGGGCCTGGTGAGTTTTCTCAATCATGGAATATAATTTTAGACTCTGACGAAGAGGTTGATATATATTATTTCCAAGCTGGTAATCAACAGCAATCGTCTCAAGAGCTTGCTTTCCAAACACTACATAACTCAGTGTATGTTCTTAATGAAGCTGGAGACACCTTACTCTCTGAGGGTAGCAATCCGTTCATAAATAATGGTCAGGGAGCTCTACAGCCGTTTACAGGCCCAAATTGGACGGTGTATCATTTCACTCCTTTCTGTGGAGATGGATGTATACCTTATATATATGGATGCACTGATGAGACTGCATGTAACTACGCTCCAGAAGCTAACACAAACTCTGATTGTAACTATCCAGTCCAATACTACGATTGTGATAATAGCTGTATCAATGATGATGATAGTGACGGAGTATGTAATGAGTTGGAGGTTGTAGGCTGCCAAGACCCAACCGCTTTCAATTACAATCCACTAGCAACGGATGCAGGCGATTGCACCCCAGTTATCTTTGGCTGTACTGATCCTACGCAATTTAACTACAACCCAGAAGCTAATACAGAAAACGGAGGATGTATACCTTATGTATATGGCTGTATGAATCCATATGCGTTTAATTACAATCCAGACGCTAACACAGAACTAGAAGACTCATGTATTGAAGTATTAGTTGATTGTATGGACCCTAATGCTTTTAATTACAATGAGTTAGCTAACACCCCTAATGAAGAGTTGTGTTTGTATGACGCAGGATGTATTACGGGACCAGGAGAACCCTATTGGTTAAACGATGGTTGTTATGCTTGGATCATAGACATCGACCCATACTGCTGCGAGGTTGCATGGGATGAAACGTGCGTAGATCTTTACTCGTACTGCGAGCAAGGGTGGCCGCAAGGAGTGCTAGAAACAACAAGAGATATAACTATATATCCTAACCCTGCAAGCATGATCTTAAATGTGCAGGCCCCCGTAGGAGCTGTTACAAGCTTATATAACGCATTTGGACAGCTTGTAGTGGTTGGGACTACAGACAAGACAATAGACCTCTCACAGCTCTCTAATGGGGTGTATGAGGTTGTAGTAGAATATAATGGAATAATTATTAACAAGAAAATTATAAAATCATGAAAGTGAATTGGATTAACAGTTGGAACTCTTATAACAAAAAAGAGAAATATGAGTTAAGCTTTAGATTAGGTACGATAAGCGTGCTTGAAATTTCGTTCTGCCCATGCCCAGCATGCGATAAGAAAAAGAAAAAAGCATGCCCAAGATTTAGATTTATGATACTCAACTTTGGATTTGAATTCTAATGACACAGAAGAAAGATTTAACTGTACTTGTCTATGCCTTGATCATGATTGTAGCCTTTATATTAGGTACATCATTTGAGGCAAAAGGACAAACATTAAAGAAAACATTTAAGTATGCTACATTCTATACTGCTTTTAGTGGTGGTAACTCTGTAGCTGACGACAACATCTATTCTATAACTAACGGTTTACAAACTAATGTTGTTGAAACCCCATTCGACTATTCTATAACAGCTGGTGTTCGTAAGATTGCTAGGTTTGGATATGAGAACAGGGCTAATGTTTTTTACGACGGTACAGAAAAATCTTACAGCGATGCCGCAAACATCGGTAAAGTAAAAGGTTTTGAGTTTTTGTTTGAGGCTGACTGGCGCAGACAACAAGGTAGAAACTTTTTAGATCAGGACTATTTCTTGCGCTATGTAGCAAAAAACTGGATAGCTAAGGTTGAATACCTGCAGGATGGTTTTGCAGATGTAGAATACTTTGAGGGATCTCAGAGGTTAAGACTTAACGCAAACGACCGCCTCAGTTTTAATATTGGCGTGGCTCAGCGTATATCAGAGCCTTACGGATACGACGCTTTAGAAGAATGGGTGTTATCAAACAATAACATACATTACACTAGCCTTGCTTTACAAGAAGGATATACTGTAGACGTACAAGGTGGTGAATACTTTGCTCCAGATGGCACGCTCGTAGCTAACAGTGTTGATGTTTGGGAGCAAGTTATTATACCTCAAGTTATTGACGACTACGTGGCTAGGAAGAGAAGTGAGCTTCCTAATGTTTGGAACTATTCTTTAGTAGTTGGGTATGATTACTATAAGTATTCTAAAGAGTTTTGGGTGCATAGTTGGGCTAGTGTAATGCCTTACCACCTTAAGACTGATGATGAGTTTTCTTACTTCGAAACCACCGAAGGGGGTCAGTGGATAGATTACGGTGCAGGCCTTATCTTTGGGTGGAGATTAAACAAGAGTCTTGGTGTATTCTTAGAAGGTAAATACAATAAGTATTGGAATCGAGAATGGCATGATTTCTCTGTCGGACTAAACTATGTAATACTATAAAAATGCCAAAGTTCAGAATAAAAAAGAAAAGGAAAAAAGCAAAAGCTTCAGCTAAGGCTTCAAATAAAGCTTTAGAGGGTCTCGGAGTGAAGCTTGACGAAAAAAAACTTTTTAAGCAGGAGTTGCAGGGATTAAAAGCTGAGCAAGCTAAGGGTCAGGCTAGAGACTTAGAGAAAAAAGCTAGGGGAGCAAGCTCTAGAGAGAACTCAAGGTTTGGAGCTAAAGAAAGATTATTTAGAAAGGCACAAAGAAAGCGTAAGAAGGCAGATAAGCACACTCAAAAAATGTTTAAAGCATAAATTATGGCAAAGCAAATTGGAGAGGATACTAAAGTAACACTAGACCTAAAAACAATAGGGATGGGTGTAGCAGGGCTAGCAGCCCTTATTGGGATGTGGTTTGCCCTTCAAGCAGACATAGCTTTAGCCATGGAGTTACCAGAGCCAGCAGATCCAGAGATTACACGCATGGAGTTTGACATGAAGGACCAGTTAGTACGTCAAACAATTATGACAACACAAGAAGATGTGTCAGAACTTAAAGAAGATCTTGACCGCATCGAAGAAAAAATAGATAAGCTACAGTGAAGAATTTAATCTACATATGTTTGTTTGCAGTCACATCTCTTGGTATGGGTATACCAGATTCAGGAGTATGTGTTGTTGAGTTTAACGCAAGTTTTAACTCTGCTAATAGTGTAGATTGGATTGACGACTTAAGTGATTGCAAGGGTAGGCGTGTAGATATAGCCGCTGAACCAGACCTACAAAAAGAACATAAGATCGTTGTGGTCCCAACAGTTATCGTATTTAATGACGGGGAAGAGGTAGAAAGATTCCAAGCAAACATTATGATGCAGCTTGAGGCTACACAAGATGATGTACAAGAGGCGGTTGATGAAATTATAATGAGTGACTTCTAATGAAAGTATGCAAATGTAAGCACATGAAAGTTAAGAAGTACAAAAAAGGAGGTAGGAAAGGCACAATGCCTAAAAGGTTTTCTGTAAAGAGCGGCGATAAGTCTGCTTCAGGAGGCCTTACAGCAAAAGGTGTTAGACGTTACCGTGCAGCAAACCCAGGTAGTAAATTAAAAACTGCTGTTACAACAAAGCCTTCTAAGTTAAAGAAAGGTAGTAAGGCTGCAAAGCGCAGAAAGTCTTTCTGCGCAAGAATGAGTGGAATGAAAAAAAGATTAACCAGTGCTAAGACAGCTAGAGATCCAAACTCTAGAATAAACAAAGCGCTTAGAAAATGGAATTGTTGATATGAAAGTAAATAAATACAAAAAAGGAGGTAAGTTCTCTATATTAAACAAAAGTATGTCTATAGATCCACCAAAAGGTTATCACTGGATGGAGGAGTCTGGTAGATACTACCTTATGAAAGGTGATTATAAACCGCATCCTGGAGCTGTAGCTAAAGCTAAGTTCAAGATGGCAGATCACCCAAAGTCGTGAAGATAAATAAAAAATATCTAAAAGGCAGTAAGAATCCTGGACGAAGAGCTCAGCTTATTCGCAGGATCGCTGCTATATATAAAAAAGGTAAACCTTATCCAAAGAATCTAGACAAACTAATGAAAGAAAGAGACAAGCTATGAAAATAAAAAAATACAAAAAGGGCGGGAAGAAGTTTCCAGACCTTAACAAAGACGGTAAAATTACTCGTGCAGATATCCTAAAAGGTAGAGGCGTGTTTAAGAAAGGAGGTAAGAAGGGCGGCGGAATGTCTGGTCTTAGTGGCCCACAAAAAGAAGTGTATCGTAGAGGGCTTGCTGCGTACATGAGTTCTGGTAATAGACCAAAGGTATCTCAACATGCATGGGCTATGGCTCGCGTAAAGAGTGATTTTGGAAAGCGTGAAGCTGCAAGAATAGCTAGCGGAAAGGGTAAAAAAGGCAAAAAGAAATAATAGCTATATTTGCATATAAATAACATTTAAAATGGCAAGAACACAAGCGACAATAAGTTTAACGAGCGCAGACATTACAGGCGACCCGTTAAATCTTACAAAAACAACTCTTTTAACTAAAGCAGGAACTGACACTGGTTTAGATGAGTTTACAGGGATAACTAAAAGAATATATCCAGCTGCAGTGACTGACACAGTTATAGCTGCTGACGCTGACTATGCATCTACTACTGTAGCGCACAAGGTATATATTGCTAATGACACACCAGATAATTTAACATCTTACATTACAATAGAGTTAGAAGGTAATATTTTACTTGGTAGGTTGTATCCTGGAGATTTTTGTTTTTTGCCTTGGGCTGGAACACTAGACATTATGGTTACGACAGTTGATCCAGCAGTTTGTATTAATTACGGTGTTTTTTCACAGTCAGTAGCATCATAATAATATAGAAAATGGCAACAATAACAGCATCATTAACGCTATCTAGCCCAGACCTAACAAGCGACGCGCTAAACTTAAACACCAGTGCAACACTTACTAAGGCTGGAACGTCAACTGGATTGTCTCAATCTACTGGTATAGCTAGAAAAACAACAGAGGCTACAGCAACTGTAACTTTATTTGACGGGGCAGACTACGATAACGACAAAGCTCACAAAATATACATTAAGAATACAAGCAGTACAGCTACTGAGTTTATAACTCTTTTTGTGAATTCAGAAAAAATTGGTAGGTTGTATGCGGGTGATTGGGCTTTTTTACCTTACTCTGCAGAACCAGATACAAACGACTTTAAGTATGTCCCTAGTGTCTCTACAGCATTAACTATTGAATACGCTTTATTTTATGAATAATGGGTAGCTTAAGAACAACATTAAGACTTGCGTCTACTGACGTACTAACAACGACTATTGATCTTGTATGCGCTTCTAGCGTTAATGCAGATGGAGGATCAGTAGGTCGTGCTAAAATTTTAAAAACTGCAGTTCATAACGACGCTCTTGTTGTTTACAAAGCAAATGATAAATTAGTTTCTGGATATCTATATGTCAAGAATTTAGCTGCCGAAAAAGAGCAGTATGTTTACTTGTATCAAGATTCAGACAACGATGACGTGTTTGCTAAGATTGGGGGTGGTGAGTTTGCTTTCATACCAGTTGCGGTGGATAAAACAATTAAAGCATACGCAACTCAAATCGATACGATGGTGGAGTTTGCAGTATTTGGTTTAGACAGTTCAGCAGTAACATTATCATAATAGAATAAGACAATGAGTAGATTATCAAAACAAATAAGCACAAACAAAGCATCTTTCGGTCAATTTGGAAGTATGCATAGTGCTGCAAGTACAGAAATAGTGGCTCCACGTGGTAGGGTTATAGTTGCTATAACATTTTTAGCTGACACAACTGTTGATGCATTAGTAGCTGAAGATCCCAACAACTGCATAAATACAGCTACAGCATCTCAAGGTAGATACAAAAACAATGACGATGCTGATCCTACGGCTAACGTAGATGGTAGTGGAGGTACAACTATTGCAGCTGGAACGTGTGTATTTCCTAAAGGATTAACTATATACGGGAGGTGGTTAAATATTGATATTGACGCGGATGCTGATGGAGGGGTTATTTGTTACCTAGGAGAATAAGATAATAATTAATTAAATATAATATGAGTGAAGAAACATTTGACAAATTAGAGTTTGTCGACACTCCTGAGCAACTTCAGGAGGCAATGCAGGCTGACATGCAAGCGCAGCCACAACAAGAAGAAGTAACACAAGAAGCGGTACCGCAGGACGTAGTATCAGAGGAACCGCCTCTTCAACAAGAAACTGAGCAAGAGATTCAGCCGACGGGCCAAGAAGCTCCTGTTCGATATAGTGATGAGGAAATTGAATCTTCAGTTCTAGAATACATAAGCGAAAGGCTTGGTAGGGACTTTAATAGTTTTGATGATCTTAACACAACGCAGGAAGAGACTTATCAATTAGATGAGCGTGTTTCAGCAATAAACGACTTTGTAGAAAAAACAGGTCGTCCGCCTAGAGATTGGTTTGCATATCAGTCGCTTAACACATCCGAAATGGATGACGCGACAGCAGTTAGAGTAAATATGGCTGCAGATTACCCAAACCTAGCTCCTGATGAAATAAACATGCTTATTAACGATAAGTATAAACTTGATGCAGACCTCTACTCAGAGGACGAAATCAAGCTATCTAGACTGCAACTTAAAATCGATGCCGACAAATCTAGACGCCAGATCGAGGAGATTAGATCTACTTATCAGGCGCCTGAAAGGGAGGCTCAAAACGACGAACCATTTATCGATGACGAATGGGTTAACAGCATGAGTCAAGAGGTTAATGATATGGACGGTCTTGAGTTTGATTTAGGTAATGGAAGAACATTTACTTATGGACTTAATGACGCATATAAAAGCAACTTGATAGCTAAAAACACTCGCATTGAGGAATATTTCGACACCTATATTCGAGAGGATGGAAGCTGGGATTTTGATACTTTAAATTCACACAGAGCTGTGGTAGATAACATAGACGCCATTGTAGCCAATGCTTATAGGCAGGGGTTAGGAGATGGACAAAAAGGTCTTGTTAACAAAGCAGCAAATGTAAGTATGGAAACAGCATCACAGCCTCAGAATACAAATGTTAACTCTGTTGCTGAGCAATTAAAACAACAGCTTGGTAATAGAGGACCTTTAACTATTAAAATCTAAAAACTAAGAAAACATGGCTATTACACCAAGTAATGCGGCTGATGCAACGCCAGTTTCAGGTGGTATAACTAACTCACCAGATAAGTATACTACTGTAGAGGAACTGTTAGCGTACAACAAACCAGACGTAAAAGAAGAGCTTATTAAAGCTTACGGTGACCAGGGTATTACTGGTTTCCTTAAAATGACAGGAGCTGTCCGTTCAGGCGGTACAGCTGATTTCGTAACATGGTTCGAAGAGGGCCGTCGTCACGACAAATTTACTTTCAGTGGATCTACTATTACAGACGCTGATCTTGACGGTATCAAAGGTATCGAGTTAGTTCTATCTCACGTAAATGGAACTGCTGTAGGTTCAATTTCTGCTGGAATGGGAGGTGCTGTAACTCAGGCTGCTCAAGTGTTTAACGTAGGTGACGTACTTCTATCTAATACGACAGGACACGTTTACATTATTAACAAGCTTGATACAGATAAAGACGGGTCTACAGGAGAAAACCTTTCTATTCTTGTAAACAGAATGGATGGTACTGACGGAACTTCTTCAATGGAAGGTACAGGAGCTGTTACAATGTCTCTTATCGGTAGCGCACACCCAGAGGGTCAAGCTGCTGGAGCACGTAGCGCTTTCCAAAAGGCTAACGTAAACAAGCTAAACAACTCATACCTTATCTTAAAAGACATGTACCAGGTAACTGGTTCTGCTGCTACTAACATTGGTTACATCAACATCGGAAACGGTGATTACCGTTGGTACATCAAAGGAGAGCAAGAGACACGTGCACGTTTTATGGATAAGCGTGAGATGATGATGCTTTTCTCTGCTAAGCAGAATCAAAACGACCAAGGTGGATCAACTATTTCAGGTCTTCCTGGTGATGTTTCAGGATCTGAGGGATACTTCTCAGCTGTAGCTGCACGTGGTATTACTGCTACAGGAGATTCTACTTCAAGAATCTTTGATGAGTTTGCTACGTTAGACAACATTATTATCGAGCTAGACAAAGAGGGAGCGCCAGCTGAGTACGCTATGTACTTAGATCGTCGTACTTCTCTAGACATTGATGATATGCTTGCTGCAGGTATTTCTTCACAGGTTTCTGCTGGCTTACCAGGACAGTTCGGAGCATTCAACAACGATCAAGACATGGCTGTAAAGCTTGGATTTAAGACGTTTACTCGTGGCGGATACACATTCCACAAGCACGATTGGAAGCTTATGAACGATCCACAGCTAGCTGGAGCATTAACTGCTGCAGAGTACAGAGGAGCAATGATTCCAATGGCTAGTTATGTAGATCCTCAGTCTGGTACTTCTGCACCAGCTCTTGAGATGCTATATAAAGAAACTAACGGGTATTCTCGTGAACTAGAGCACTGGGTAACTGGTGGTGCGGTAATCGGCAATAAGACAGATGATTCTGATATTGCTAAGTTCCACTACCGTTCTGAGTGTCAGTTAGTCACTCGTGCTGCTAACCAGCACGTAGTTCTTCGTGGAGCCTAATTGTTAATTGAGTTATGAGAGTTGGGCTTCGGCCCTTCTCTCCATACTCTTAAATACTAAGAAAATATGGCATATGAAAAATTATTCGGGCTGATTAATAAAAGCACTACACCTGTTGTAGCTACAGCTACAGCTGAGACTCAAGTTCTTACAACTCAAGGAAGTCATGAGATTGAAGTTCGAGTTCTAACTGGAGTTGAAGGTCTTGCTACTCTTCCTGTACCTTCTACGGTTCCTGGATCAGATGTTGTTCCTGGGCAAATTATAAAGGTTAAATTTAATAGCGATGCGGTAGATGCTACAGATGGAGTTGAGACGCTTTTTAAACTTACTCCTGCAGGTATGCAAGAGATAACAATGGCAGACTTTGGGGATAACGTAGTTTTAATAGCTACAGAGTCTTCATACCATCTTTTAGAGGATAACAGACGTTGTAGCACAAGCAACCAGCCAGCAACTATTATGGCTGACAACTCAAGTAATGACCTAGACTTAAGCACTGGCCATTACGTATCGGGAGGTACATACACTGTTGCTTTAGCTGGAACAAATTCTGCTAATATCAAGCTTCCACTGGCTACCATCAACAATACAGGAATGATTATTAGAATTCTTTGCACTAGAGATGTAGCTACTGATGGTACTTGTCACATTGGCTTTGCTAATTCTGGTTCCACTGTTATGCAAGGAAATGTTACTCTAGTGAGTACTACAGCAAACAAAATAGATACTGCTCCTCTTAGCGCGGCTAAGAGAATAGAATTAGATGCAGACGACAATGCTCACGCAGGTGGTGCAGAGGGGTCTGTTTACGAATTCTTTTACCTTGGAGCAAACTTTGTGTTTTGTAATGCAAGAGGTGTAACAACTGGTACTGCTCCAACTCTTGATGGGTCTGAGCAGAGTACCACTGGTATATCGTAACAACTACACCGTTTATACGGAACGGAAAAGGCCTTCGGGCCTTTTTCTTTTGTTGTATATTTGTAAAACATGAGACATTTTATATTTATAAAGTCAAGCACGGAAGTTATATCTGTGCCAGTTCATACGCTAAAGCTAATAACGTATACTAGCACTACTACTATAACACTTTCTTTTGAGGGTACTGTAAATCAAGATCTTCACGTTGTGCTTACTGTGGCTTCAGGTAAGACTGCTAATGTTATAGAGGCTATAACAAATCAAGTGATAAGTGAAAGGATGTCTGTGCTTAAGTACGATGCGGTTAATAGTAAGTTTCCTACTAGCAACGTAACTGGCATCACTACAATTTCGATATAATATATTGATTATATTTGCGTTAAGTTTAATTTAATATTTAATAATAATGGAAAAGAAAAGAAGAACTACAGGGCGAGTTAAACCTCAGCCTAAAGTAGAAACAGCAGTAGAGCAGGTAGAAACAGCACCGCCTCCTGCAGAAGAACCAAAAACAACTAAGAAGGCACCTAAGATTAAGCAGCGCGTTAAGCAAAGCTCTGGATGTGTTTATGAAGCCTTAACTAATAAAGGCCCAGCGTTTATGCTTATGAGCAGAAAGATCTCTGTATATGATAAAGAGTCTGATACGCTAAGAACTGCTAGATACTGCCCTAACGAAAACTCTATATGGCAAGACGAACAAAGCGATGTAAGTAGAACCGCACCTATTATTTTTAGGGATGGATTTTTAACAGTATCAAAAGAGCAGCCTAATCTTAAAAGATTTTTAGATATACACCCATCTAACCAAAGTAACGGTGGTACCGCCTTTAAAATTATAGACACGAAGGTAGATAAAGAAAAAGTTGTAGAGAAAGAGTTTGCAATATTTGATGCTATATCATTAGTAAAAAATTCTGACGTAAACGATCTTCTCGCTGTAGCTTTGTTCTTCCGTATAAACATAGACAGACCTATGGCTGAAATTAAGCATGATCTTTTAATGATTGCTAAGAAAAAACCTCAGTCGTTTGTTCAGTCGTTTGACGATCCTATCGTTAAGTGTAAGGCTACTATAAGACAAGCTTTAGATTATCAAATCGTTAAATCGTCAAGAGACGCTATGAGATGGTTTGATTCAAATGGAATAATTGTTTCTGTACCTCACGGTCAAGATGCAGTTGACGTAATGTCAAGATTTTGTCTAACAGAGAAGGGAGCTTCTGTGTTAGCTACCCTAGAAGATCAGTTAGAAAGGTTGGCCTAGATGTCATAAACGCTCATGAAGAAGGAGGCCAGCCTAGTGCTGGCCTTTTTCGTATATTTGTTATAAATATCGTAAAAATGATAAGTGTACAATCAGTTTATGAAACAGTAAAGAATTTAGTCAACAAAGACCAGAAAGGCTTTGTGTCTCCTGAGGTGTTTAACTCTTTTGCTAAGGTAGCTCAGCTCAACATCTTTAACGAGATGTTTGAAGATATCTACAATGGAAACAAGCTTCGCAGGATGAATGTTGATGGAGGCGGTCATTTGTCTGCTGTTACTAAGTCTAGATCAGATTTATCTCCGTTTAGAAGAACTGTTACTTTAGAGAAGAATGTAGATATAGAGGCGTTTGAAAAACCTCTTGACTTTTCTACTGTTGTAAACTGCACTCTAGCTGGAAGAAGAGGTAGGGCTAAAACAAACGTACAGATAGTGCATGAGGAGGAAAAAATAAACCACATCCTATCAAGCAACCTTTCTGCACCAAGCAGATCTTTTCCTGTAGCTTTGATATCTGAAGATATAGAGGTGTTTCCTACGTCTATTACAAGAATAGATTTTACATATCTAAGATCACCATTAACCCCTTCATATCAAGCAACATTTGCAGAGTTCAATGGGGTCTCTGTAGAGGTATTTAATCCAGATGCGAGTCAGGACTTTGAACTTCCTGTACACTGTGAACAAGAATTAGTTGCTGAAATAGCTACGATGATGGGTATCAATATCAGAGATAAAGACGTGTATACTCACGGGTCAAACGAAGAAATTAAAGCATAATGTCTAGAAATACAGTACCATTAAGCCAGATAGTAGGCGATTACATGCTAACGCAAGAGGAGAATGATTTTTCATCAAACTCATCTCATGCTGCTATACACAATATAGCTTTACGTGGAATACGAGAGATAGGTTTTGATATTGGAAAAAAGATAAAGTCTCTAAAATTATCTATAGACTCGTCTAATAATACAGTGGAGTTGCCTGACGACTTTGTTGATTTGACTAAAATTGGCTCTGTGGGTGAAGACGGATTGGTTCACGTATTTACGGAGAACAAGCATATAAACCAGTCAAGAGCTTACGCTGATGCATCTGGTAATGCTGTCTCTAACTCATCTACAGCTTACGATAGTGATGGAGATGGTGTGTTTGATAGAGTAGACTCAAAGGGTTCTACTGTTGGCGACGAAGGCGGTTCCTCTTTAAACGACGTGTTTGAGTCTTATATATTTAGAAACTTTATTCATGGGGTTACGCAAGGTAGGCTGTATGGTATAGGCGGAGGACAAAAGGCGGGTATGTATAGATTGAACTTAGATCAAAACAGGATTGAAATAGACACCGATTCTGACATAGCAGAGGTAGTTATCGAGTACGTAGCTGATGAAGCTAGATCTTCTGACCCTAGCGTACATGTTTACGCAGAGGAGGCTCTTAGGGCTTATATATACTACAAGCTTATAGAGCGTAAATCTCAAGTGCCTATGGCGGAGAAAGCTAGAGCTAGATCTGAGTTTTACAACGAAAGAAGAAAAGCCAATGCTAGACTAAGCAACTTCACTAAGCAAGAAGCTCTTCAGGTAATACAAAAGAACTTTAAGCAGTCACCTAAGGTATGATAGACAAACTAGCCCCACTTAAGCTGCAGACTTCTAGTGACGAAAGATCCATAGGGCCTACAGAAATGATAGATGCCCTTAATATCACTGTGACAGGTGATGAGGATGGTGATGCAAGCGTAATAAAAAATATAAAAGGAACCATAGCTGTTCCTGGAGCAACACCAGAGCTTGCACTTCCTCTTGGAGAGAATATGGTTATAGGAAGCACAGAAGACGAGACATTAGGTGTTATATATTTATTTGTTTGGAACTCTGGGGGAAACCATGGAGTTTGGGCATACAGCTCTAACTCTAGAAACTACAGATTAATATTTCAAGATCCAGATGGCACATATCTAAACTTTGAGAGAAATGGATTTGTTAAAGGTGATTTAGTAAGGGTAAGGAGAATAGAGGACGACCAACCTATCGTAATATGGGGTTGCACAAATCCTATTGCTCAAAACTACAACCCTCTAGCCACATTAGATGATGGTTCATGTTTTATTCCAACCTTTGATCCTGACGAAGAGGACGTAGGCTTTATAACCTATAAGCTCTCTTCCATTTACTTTGATTTTTCTATAACGGCTATTATGCAGTCGTTTGGAGGTGCTGGAATATTCGAAAACGTAAGATTTGATGAACATGGTTCCGACTATATAAAATCAGCAAAAATCATTATAAATGTTCTGGAGGGTACACTATACTCATCTGAAGAGTTTAATGAACAAAGCGCTATCAATTCAGATTCAGACCCTATAGAAATTCCTTTAGATATAATGCTATGTCCGAACTACCCTTCTTTTGAAGAAGATGGATGTGACTATAATGGATGGGTTTGGGGTAACGAAGATCAACAAAACTTCTTTTATCCCGACAATATAAACCCTTCTGACATAATTGTTTCTTATAAAGTACAGATGGACCTTATAAATGGTCCTATCATTACTGAGACCATATCTCGAACAAGGCAGCTAGTGCCTACTCCTGGTGGAGGCGGTAACCTATACCCTCTTCTTTTTGAAGATTCAAATCTTATATACTCGCCAGGTTCAGGCGGTGCTGATGATGGTCACCACCGTTTCCCAGAGTGTTGGAATAAAGATCAGCTTACTTCTAGACACGCTGTTAAGGATAGAGAGGGTCCTGTTCAGGGGGAGGATTTATTAAGGCCGTTTGCTAACGCAACTGGATCTGTAGATGGATTGAGAACTATAGTTGACTTTAGCGCTCCAATGGCTGCTTGGCAGAGTCAAACTGAGCAGTGGGAGGAGGACGGCTATGGTGTAGATCCTGAAACTGGAGGTGGAATTTACCCACCTGTGTTTAGCCCTACGTGTTTTTCTTCTACAGCAGCATATATCACTAATAACGATTTAGCAACATGGCTGGGTCCTACAGCGTCTATAGAGGGTACTCATTCCCTCAATAATGATGAGGGTATGCTTTCAGGTGATTTTACATTTAGACCTACCGCAGCGTATAGTGGACCAGGAACGCTAAGAAACAGAATAAGGGTGCAATATGCAACATACCATAGTGAGATGGATGGCTCCCCTTACCCACCATTTATGTATCCAAATGTATACGGATTTTTTGGGCACATACCTATTGAATTCCAGCCATTCGGAGACCCTAACATATATAGCAGCAGTGATATGGGGGCTATTGCTGATGAAGGTTGTGATGTCACTATAGAAAGACAAGTCTTTGGTGCTCCTCAATATAATGGACCTATATCAGAAGATTTATACGACAGCAGATGGGTTTATTTGACTGTATCAGGGCCAGGGGGAGCATTTAGTAACTTGCAGCCGTGGTGGGCTACTTCTGCCTTTCAGACAGAGGTTAATAATGGAATTCTTGTAAGAGAGTTTGAAATTGACTACAGAAATATGATATTCCCAGAATATGCTTTTCCTAATCTTGTTGCTCACTTCTGTTATGAATCTTGTCTACCGTGTATAACTACAGACAACCCAGAAGATGATCCAGACATCCCAGACTTTGACATAGAAGGCGATGATTACAATTTAATATTTAACATTTGCGACTATCTCAACCCTGAAACAAATGCTATTGATATAGAATATAGCGCTGTTCAATTTAATGCGGACGTATTAGAAAATGATTGGGGTATTGATGAAGTTCAAGCATTTAGTCAATATGTTGGAATGAGTGCCGAAGAGATAGGTTGCCCTAATGTAGTGACAGATGATGAAGATATTAATGTACCGTTCCCGTATACTGGAAACTTATGTGACTACCCTAGACTCTTAGATTCGTCTGGTCAGCAGATAACTTTAGAAAGCGCTTCATCTGCATATATTGAAGTTTTGGATGCTATTGCAGAAGGCGGCACTACTAGCCTTTCCGCTACTTACGATTACCCAGACCTGGACGGAGACGGCTTTATTACTATTCAAGATTTGAATCTTATTTTAGGTATGGCCAATATATTCCCAATAGACTGCTCTGGTGGTGGAGCTCCTCCAGAAGGCCCAACACAAGACGATGATGATGTAGTACCAACAGTAAGATCTCAGTCTACTACATCTAGAACTACTAGGTCTAAAACAGGCTCAAAAGCTTCAGCTAAGAAAGCTGCTAAAAAGACACCTACTTACACATCACCTTCTAAATCAGTTTCTTCTGGTAAATCTAAATACTAACAGCAATGCCTTTTAACGAACAAGAAAGAATTGATTATGTATACCCTTTTACAGGTAATGACCCTGATATGGATCTTATGTTGTTTTTTACAGACAACAGAAATGAGCCTAAAGCTATAAATATACGTAGATGTATACATGAGGATGAAGAATTTACTGGTAATGCTCCAGGATATATTGATCAAGAGCTAGAAGACTTTACTCAAGCATGCCCTAGGGTTCCTATGGTTCCTATTGAATTTGATTACGAAAATGATCTTAACGATAACGGAGTTGCCATAGACAGTAATTTTAAAGAAACTGACGGAATGGTGTTTGCGTATCAGAATGTATATAGAAACGGATATGTCAGCGCACCGTCTCTTTATTCTAAGGTTGCATACCCTCCTACCATAGCTACTATTGGTGCTGACCCTATTGTATCTGCACTTATAGAAAATAGAATTTCTTTATATATACCTAGACAAAACGCAGAAGTTTATAGAATAAGAATACTTTTCAAAGAAGGTGACGCTGGAATTTTTAAGTTGATTGATGAGGTTAGCACATCTGTAGACCAACAAAACGATGATTTTACACTGCTGTACAGTTCTGAAGACGCAACAGAAGAGCAAGAAGAGCTTGGTTTAGTTAACGATGAGTACGCTGGAGTATACAGATTTAAAAATGATAGAATATACCCAGTTATACCTAAAGACGAAGCTGATAAACACTTTGACAAAGTTCCTCAAGTAGCTCAAGCTCAAGGACTTTCTGGTCACAGGATAATGTATGGAAACTACATCGAAGGTTTTGATAACATACAAGCTCAAGCTTCAAGCTCTGTTGTATATAAGCCAAGACCTGAAGACTTTGTTTCTTTTAATTTAGATGTAAAACCAACTTTTGTAGACAACGGTACTGGAAATGCAGCTAGCTCTGCTTTTATTATAGATACTGCAGGTATGTCAGAAGAAATTACTCCAAACTTTTATGAAGTAACAATTAATATAAGGCCACAAAGAAATATACACGTATACAGAGTTGGAAGCACAAATTATAGAGGTTCTCAGCAGAGTAGCGATGATGATGGTAATTTAAATTTTGAAGCTAACTTAACTGATATAGTTGATGATTTTGGGGCTGTTTTATATGGGCCACAAAGTATAGTAGATGCACCTGATGATGATGCTGGCACAGTTAACACCGTGAGAATGTTTAGTGGTAATGAAGGTGTGGCAACATTTGGTTGGAAGCAGCCAAATAGCTCGGCTGATACAACACATACTGGAACCACACCAGCCTCACCTCTAATACTTAAAGTCAATAATATACCTATTACTTTTTCTTTTTCTACAGTAGACTCTGGTGTTACTTTAACTCCATCAGACCTATCAAACGTAATAGATATAATACTTACTGGAAGTAGCAATGGAGTACAGACAAACCCAAGTTATAATGCACTTCAATACCTTGACAGTCTTGGAGTTGAACTTTTAGACGCTCCTGGATTTGGTCCTCAATTTAGTAGATCATCTGTTTCTGTGGGTATTAATTTAGGTTTAGCGAATGGGTCTAAGTTTTTACAAAATAGCTTTCTTTCTGAGCTCATATGTACTATGGGTCAGGGTGGATTAGCAAACTCTGTAGATAGTTTAAAACCTGCTGGTTTTTTTATAATAAACAAAGCAACATCTAAGTTTGGTTTTGAAAAGCACACTCCTTTAAACGGCACTACCAGAAGAGCTTATAGGCTTAGACTTGATAATCTTATTATACCAGAAACTTTAGATGCAGCTGGCAACCAAACGGGGGTTCAAGACCCAGAGGCAATTCTCACATGCTTCCCTCTACCTCAGTTTGGTCATGGAACAATAGGGTATTACCCTGATCCAACTTATCAAGCTAATACAAGCATAGGTGGAACAGGAGATGCTTCAGATCAAACTCAAGGTAACCCTTTATTTTTTGGTCCACCGAATACTATAGCTCCAATTAAACCAAATAGATGGAAGCTTGATGCCGAAAGTATAATTAGTCAAACTGGAGCTGGCTCAGGTCCAAAGGAGGTTAGATGGCCTACTATATCTAATGCCATGATTGGATCTAACGGAGGTGAATCAGCTCCATTTACAACTGGCATACCTTTAAACCAGAATGGGTCGATTCCAGGAACTGACACAAATGGACAGAGTACAAATAGTCAAAGCGGTTTAGTTGGGGTTGATCCTGAATCATTTTACGCAGAACCTCAACAAAACGATTACTGCCCAGCACCTATTGGTGAATGGCTTGCGTTAAGCTCAGAAGGTGTGATAAACCAACAATTTTGGCCTGAGTATACATACGAAGGAGAAAACCTGTACGGTACGAGTCTAATTAGTGCAGCTGGCTTTTTCAATTGGGGAGATTCTGATACTTCTACATGGACAGCTCAAAATAGCCCTGATGGAACTTTAAAAAATGTTATGAAAGGTTTTGGATTTAATTCCGCATGCTGGGAGGGATATGTACAAAACTTTCAGTACAATGCTTCATACTTAGATCCAGAAAGTATAGATTACGATCCTATATTTCTCTCTCCGTACGCACTTGTTGATGGTGATGCTGGACCTGGAGGTAAAAGGGATATAGCTAGACCTTATTCTGATACAGCTATAGCCGCTGATGGAGAGGTAGAAAATTTAACCAGACCTAGCTGGAATGTAGGTGATCAAAAAAATGGAGACACGGCTGTTAATATAGCTTATGGGGCTGACGGTCCAGATTCATCAAACTTGGATTATGTAATAGAATTTGACGTTGAGTTTCAAGAATTTGACGCACCTACAGGCGTAGCACCTAAACATAATAGATATGGGTCTATATGGTCTACTACGTTTTTAGGTATTGTAGACAATATGCCTTATATCAATCAAATAGGAGAGTATACCTCTGTAACACAGCAAGAGGACGCTGCGTCAACTAACCCGTTTAAAAAGAACGCTTTTGAAAGCTCACCTTTAGAGTTTATTAACGTAGTGGCTAATTTTGGTCAACTTGGTGATACATCTTTATCGTTTAAAACAAGGGCGACTCATGATTTTGGTATAGCATATTACGATAAAAGAGGTAGACGTAGCGCTATAAATAAGCTTGCAAGCGTATACGTTCCAGGTTATTCAGTATCGGAGAGACCTGAGGGTACACCTAGGGGTCCAGTAGCAGTCAAACTTAGGATAAATTCCGCAGCTCCTAGTACAAGAGATGCTAACGGAGATCTACTTATTGATAGTTATCGAATATTTTATTCAAACAGAAACGAGTCAAAAAGATTTATACAGTATTCTTCTGGAGGCGCTTACACCGAAAAAGGTTCTTCACCTGTAAAAGGTAAAATATATGTTTCTCTAAATTACCTCCAAGCTAATAACATATCGTACACAGAAAGTTATGGGGCTAGAGACGCAGATACTGATGAACCTATAATGTACAGATACTCTCCTGGAGATAAACTTAGGGTTATTAGTTATTATAATGCAGATGGAACTAGAATATTTGCAGAGGATAATGTTGTGTTTACTGTCTTAGGGGTAGAAAAACTCACACCACAACTTGAAGACCATCCATTATACGATAATCAACAATTTTCTTTATTAAATCAAGAAATACAACAAAGAAACGGTGATTTTGTAGTTCTTCAGAACAATGAAGATGCATTAGGATTTAACAGTTCTGATATAGACAACGGTAGCACCTTCTGGGATGACAGATGTATATTTGAAATTGTATCTCCAGAAAAAGAAAGCGTTGACGAAATACAGGCTTATTTTGAAACAAGTTATGGAGGCAGAGTATTAGATACTCCTGATGGCATAGCAATTCATGAGCAACCGCCTGTACCAGAAATATATGCAGAAACTAGCGCCGATTCAGATTTTGTAGATACAGGTTTTGTAATTGAAGAAGGAGATGTATTTTTTAGAGCCGTTCCTGTAAACTTTAGGGAGTATGACAATGTGTTGGGTTCTTATGCAGATTTAATAGTGGTAAATGAAGAGGGTGGAGATGTCTCAGAACCAAACTTTGTACCTTATTACCTTGAAACTGAATCACTTACAGATCTTCACAGAACAAAAGCTAAAGGGTATGGTAAGGTTAATTATATAGACCCAGATGTTTATAGAAAAAGAAAACAGTCTTCTGTTACGTTTTCACAAAAAACAAACCCTTCTTTCTTTAAGTTAAAACATAGTTCGTTCCCTCATTACGACGATCAGATGTATTTTGACTTACCAGAAAAACATGGGGAGGTTAACTATATAGTAGGAGAAGATGAATACATCACATCTATTCAGCAAAATAAAGCTGCTGTTATTCCAGTTGACAGATCTATTACTGAAACCGTACAAGGAGATACAGCTCTTAACATATCGGAAAAAGTTTTAAACTCTGCTAAATTTTACATTGGAGAGGGTGGGTGCTCTGGTAATCCAGAATCGGTTGTGCCTATTGATGGTTATGTTTATTTTGTAGACAAAGCAAATAAAAGAATATCTAGGCTTAATCCAAGCAGTCAAACTGTAGAAAACATATCTGAGCTTGGTATGGAGCAATACTTTAACAGACAGTTAGAGGAGCTTATGGAGTCGTCTATGGATAGACTTAATTATAGTGATATAAGAATTGTGGGTGGCTTTGACCCTATGGAGAATGAATACATTGTATCGTTCTTAAAACCAAATATGATTAATACACCATCTTTTGAAGGTATTGTACAGCCAAATGATCAGCACCCATTTTTATTGCCTTTAGCTCAGCTAGAGTTAAATTTCAGCGGTGGTCGATCTCATGAATCTTTTGTAAATACAGCTGCTTTTGATCACCAGGGGGGAGAATCTTGGAAAACTAGGTATAGTTATAACTCAACAAATTATGGTAAAGCCAACAACAGATTTATTTCGTTTAAGCCTCTAAGTCCAGTCAACACAAACGATACTTTTGTTTGGGATCACGGGAGAAACGAAACAAGAAACTTCTTTCACGGCGTTCAATATCAATCAATGATTAAAGCGGTTTCTACTGCTCAAAAGTCTTTAGGACCATCAGCAACTAAAGTTTACAACGCAATAGGTTTAGAGGGGACCGCTTCTTGGCCAGCCGTTATAAGAACACAAAATGAAATATGCAAAGTAGGCGATTACAGAGATTATGAAGGTACTAGATTTTCAAACATAAAAGGGTCTAGATCTGATGCTTCTACGTCAAACACTCTTGCGATAGGTAGAGTATCTAACGCATCTTTTGATGGTGACGCTGGGTTACTTACATTAACTTTTGAAACTCAAGTTAATAGATACCCTTTAAATCTTGGTGGGTCTGTGGAGACGTTTAGAATGGTTAACAATAGCGTTGTGCCTGTGTTTACTACTGTTTCTCAAATACAACCCATATCTATAGTAGACGACTTTACCATACTTTATAGCGTCGGATCGCAGGAATTAGTAAATCCACAAGAGGTACAGCAATTAGTAGGTAGAATTATTATACATAGATCTAGCGGTAACGGATACGGTGATAGGCCTAGAGATAAGTATGCTATTGTAAGCCTTTACAATAACTCACCTCAAGAAGTAGAACTATATTCTATAAATATGGAAGTTTCTAATTCAAATTTAGATTCTAGCGCATAATTTCGTAACTTAGCAAAAATAATATACATGTTAGATTTTTTATTATTAATACAAAACGTCAGTTCAGACGTAAACGTAGCATATATACCGCTTCTTATAGCTGGTATTACTGCAGCTTCAAGTATAGCTGGAGGGGTTAGCGCAGCAAACGCTGCAGAGGAACAAGCTATAAGGGCTGGAACAAGAGCAGAGAGGGATAGAAATGAAGCTGCGCGTAGACTTGCAGCACTAAGAAGAGGAGAGCTAGATACACCTATACAAAAGCAACTTATGAGTCAAGCTACCATGCAAGCTCTAGGTACTGGATTGTCTCGCGCTGCAGAGGATCAAGCTGCAGAGGCTAGAGAACAAGCTCTTGCTACAGCGGCTATGGGTGGTACACCTATGAGCGCTTTGTCTGGCGACGCTTACGGAGACTTCGCTAGAGAACAAGCCATAAAGGGGCTGACAGGTAGACAAAAGTCCCTTGCGGATTTTGGAAGCACTCAAGAGGCTATACAGTCTGCAAATGTACAAGACTTTAATACTCAACTCAAGGCAGAGATGGCGGACGCTAGAAGGTTAGAAAGAATGGGTATAGTAGGTCAGGATATGGCTGAAGACGCGAGATTAGAAGCGGAAAGACAAAAAAACCAAGCTATAGTCCAAGGGTTAGCTTCAGGTGTGTCAGCTGGGTTGGGTGTTGGATTTGAAGCTGGGTATGATACTATGTTTAGCCGAGGTACCGTTGGTGAAGACGACTTTATACAAGGTATGTTTGGGGGAGATCCAAACGCTAGACTTCCTCGTTTTCAAGAAGGTGGTATGTTTGAAGATGCAAGTGATTCAGCAGCGGCAGCTTATAATTTAGGTAGCTACTACGGAGATCAGATAGCAGCGGCACAAGAGCAAGGTAAGAGTCAGTTTGATGCTATGCTAGAAATGGTAAAGAGCAGATACAATCCTGACTCAAGCATTGACGATTACTCACTAGAAGAATTGCAAAATAGAATTGATCAGTTAAAAGAAGAAGATCAACAAGAGGGGGTTAGAGAAACAGAAAAGGGAGGTAAGTATAAATTCCGTGATGGAGGCGGTGTAATGGTTACTGATGGTGAGTTTGATCACGATACAAATAAAAAAGCTATTGTAGATGAAGAAACTGGCGTTAAAGAAGGTGAGATGACAGGACAAGAAGCTCTTGTGTTTAACGACAAGCAAGTGGCTATGATAGAAAAATTAACAAATGCTGGTGACCAAAAAGGACTCATGAAGTTTATGAGAGAGTTGCTTAGCAGACCAGAATTTCAAGGAGAAGCATAATGCCAAATCATACTAATACACAATCTCCTATGTATTCTTTAAAGGATTACGGAATACCTACATTTGGAGAGGCTTCCGCAAGGGAGCAGCGTGAAGCGCTTGAAGTAAATCAAGACGCTGTAAATACAGTAGCTAGAAACCTAGTTGTAAATAGAAGAATCGCCGACCAAGAGGCTGCTAAGCAAGTATATGGAGAGGTTCTTGGTAGTATGTATAAAGGCGATAGAGAAGCTATTGAGTTTATGCGTAATGATATTATGACTAAGTATAATAGTAGGCAATATGCTAGAAACCCTGCAGCTTTTGCTCAAGCTGTAGCCAATCTTAACGCTCTTATAGAAAACTCAGAAGCTTTCTACGCAGATTCTTACGGAGATACAGAACACTTAACATCACAGCCACAAGGCTTAGGTACAGGGACGACATTTGTGGATGCTAAGTATAACTCTTTGACAAATAATGAAGCTCTTACTAAAATAGGTAAAGAGCCTGCTGTAAATATAGATGGAACTCCAGTAGATTTGTTTGCCGAAGCAAACGGTACGTTTGAAAAGATAAACAATGGTACAGGATACTATGATGCAGATAGTATGTTTATGAGAGATGGAGAGTTGTATGTTACAGTAAATAATGAAGAGGTTAGATATCAAGATTTAGAATATAGAACATTGGGTGGGTTAAGCTACCTACCAAACTTAAGGGATATAGGTGGTCAGCTAGAAGCACTTGCAAAAGATGCTAATACTTGGGCTTACATATCTCACAGAAACGGTAAGTGGAATGAGAAAGACGCTTTAGATTTGTTTGTTGACGGGATGACGAATATGGAGGCTAGTGACAAACAGTTTAGAGCTGCGGCTTGGAACTCTGTAGCTGAGGGTATGGGGATAAAACCAGAGCTGAGGCAGACTTTTATAGATACAGGTAGTTTTGGAGAGGGTAGAGAAGAGCTATTTAACTCTTTCTCAGACAAGGTAAAAGAGGTTTGGTTGGATGCAACGAAGAGAGAGGAACCTGTAGTTGTGAAAACTCCAAAACCCAAAACCGCTGCTGAAATAAAATTAGAAAATCGCCGACTAGATTTAATAGGTATACGTTATCAAGAGGAAGCACCTGCTGAAGAGGTAGGCGTAAAAGATAGATTAAGAAACGTCCTTATGGGAATAGGTGAGGAAGACGGATTCCAAGGTAGTCAATATGCTAATCAGATTATGGAGGCGCTTTCCCGCTTCGGTATAAATCCTAGTGCGGAAGAGTTAGCTGAAGGTTTTCAACCCAAGGTTCAGGTAACATATATTGACGAAAGCGGTGGTGTAAACTCACTGTTAATACATTACCCTAACGGGGAACTTCCTGACGAAAAGATTGCAGTTGACGATACACAAAATACTAATGATCCAGGAAACATACCTGGAGCTGTTCTAGGTATAATAAACAACCTACGAGATAGTGGAGCTTTAGTTCCAGAACGAACAGAAACCCCAAATAATCCAACTACAGGTAGGGAGTATGCTATGCCAGGACTATATGAAGACGAAAGAAAAATTATAGTGGCATCTAAAGACGACGAAAATATAGACATTGAAATAAAACCTAACAAAGTTGTGTTCTTCCTAGATCAAGATGGAGGGCGTGGCGATATAATGATTAAGAACGCCTTTTATGATGACGGAACATCTGCTGGCACCTTCTTAATAAAGAAAGGAAGTAGAAACTACGACACTGCGATCAAACTTCTAAATAGAGCTATAAAATCAAGCTACGGAGAGGACATGGAGATTGACATGTTCTTTGGACTACAGCCCCTTCCTGACGATGTAGGAGGCGGTGCTAATACCCCAGCTCCTTAATATTATTTATAATGAATCAATACTTAGATGAACTATACGGTTGGATAGCAAGTCAAGATCCAACTTTTAAATCTAGATATCCTAATCAGGACGACTGGAATGAAAAGATGCAAGATCCAGAGTATGCTAAAAAAATGCACTCATGGATAAGCTCTATAGATAATACTTTTGCAATTAGGAGACCTGTAGATATGTTTTTAGAGTCTGTAAAAAAAAAAGATTCAACAGATTTGGATGGAGCTGGGGAGGTGGTTTCTACGGACCCTACTACATCACAAGATCAAGAACCTATTTCTTCGGAGTCGCAGTTGTCTCCGTTAATGACAAGATTTAACGCATCGTTAGATGAATTTAAAGGCACCACTCAAGGGATGGTGTACATGACTGAGCAAGAGAGGAAGGATGAGGGGAAAGTAGGAATAAACTGGTTTAAAGAAGCTACTCCTTTTGCAGATAAAAAAGAAGAGGAGGCTGTAATAGAGCTGAACGCTAGGTTTGGTCAATATGGATTTAAGTTTGAAGAGGCTGTTCCTGGAATGGATTTTATATATGCCACCGCTCCTAATGGAGAAACCATGTATTTTGGAGTTGATGAAGGGTATGGCACTAACCCTTATGGGCAGGACCGCCTATTTTATAGAGCTAGAACAGAATCTATAAGGAAAGGAATTGATGAGCAACTATTTTCTTTCATAGGGGAGAATATGGTTGATGATGAGTTTAAGGTTGAAACTATAGCTATGGCTAATGGTGTAGATCGCCATAGAGTTACCATACCTAACGAAAGAGAAGCTCAACAGAGGATAGATATGTCTAACGAAATGATGCTAACTATAGCAGAAAGACAGTTAGCTCTTGATGCTAAATATGAAGAGTATGAAGAACTAAACAGTCTTACATTTCTTGAGCCTAGCGAGGAGGCTAGAAGAAACGAACTAGCAGAAGAATTAAGAGTTGAGATACCTAAACACAACCAACACATACAAGATTTTAATGGATCTTTAGAAACGCTTGAATATGATTTAGGTGCATTTACACAGTTAAAAGCACAGCAAGGTTCAAGGCTTGGGTATTTTTATAACAAGCTTCTAAAAGGTATTGATAACATAGCCATGGGTATAGGCGAGATTGGCGTTGATGTATATACAGATTTTGCTTATCATCAATTTGTAAACGCTCAGCAGTATGTAGATGAATTAAGAAAGCAACCAGGGTTTGAAGATTTTAAAATACCTGAAAGCTTTTTTATTACAAAAATTGCTGGTCGTGAAGTAAACCCATCCAACATGCCTAACGAAGCTGTAGATGGAAGAGTAGTTAACTACCCTGATCTTAGGGCTTATATAAGAAAACAAACATTTAAAAAGAAAGAAGATGCAGGATCTTTTGAATATCAGTTTGAAGATCTAGACTCTCAAATAATGTCAACCCTCTTAGATCCAGTGAGAAAGAGATTAAAAAAACCGTACATAGGGGCAACACCTCTAACTAATATGTTTGGTTCTGACGGTCAAACTCAGGAGTATATTAACGCAATGGACGAAACATGGTTTACTGGATCTTTTGGTGGGGCTGTAGAATCAATACCATCGTTTGTAGGTAAGAGATTAAGAATGGTTAGGCTTATGCTTTCAACAACAGCTCAGCTTCAAGAGGAGATGTCTGGTGAAGAGTTTGCTGAGGTCAAAGAGGGGGATAAGTATAAACTTATAGCGCCAGTGGCTGTAGCGACAGCCGTGTTAGAGAATCTAGGTTTTAGAAACCTTATAAACAAGAAAGGCTTTGTTAGCATGCTTGTCTATAAATTTTTGAAGAAGTCTCCTGGAGGTAAGTTTACAGCTAAAAGTTTTGCCGAGTTTGTAGAACAAGATGTTAAAACAATGGTGGGGAGAGGCACGCTAACTATGGCTGGAGGTTTTGCTGCTGAGGCTGAAACAGGGTTTTTGCAAGAGATTGTTGATATTAACGCAAAAAGGATGTGGAATGCTACATATGGAGTTCAATTTGATACTCCTGCCGCGTTCTCCGCAGAATACTATTCTCAGGTTACTGAAGCTGCGGTAAGGGAGGGTATAGGATCTTTATTGCTTGGAGCTCCAACAGTCGTAAGATCTGCCACTAATCCATTTAGCGACAGAGACATGGAGCTTCTCAACATGTACAAAAACACAGCTGTAGTGGACGCCTCTATAGCGTCAATAAACGGAAAAGTTGCAGCGGGAGAAATAACCCGTGAAGAAGCAGATGAGAAAATACAACAAATAAACGATGCAGCCGCGGCAGTAAATCAAATGCCAGAAAATCTATCTCTTTCTCAACAGAAGCAAGCGTACCGCCTCCTACAAGAGGAAAAGCAGCTAAAGGATAAAATGAAGGGTAAGGACGAAAGGTTTTTTAGAAAAGAAGCAGCTAGAATTAAAGAAATATCTAAGGAGTTAGAAGCTCTTGCTGAAGCAGCCCCAGAGGTCACACAGCAGCCCGAAGCAGCCACAGCAACTCCTTCTCGTAGTCAGCAGGATATAAGCAATAGATTAGCGGAAATAACTCAAGAGATAGAGGAGATAGATGCTTTAGAAGTCTTAAGCAAAGAAGATATCAAAAGAAAGAAAAATCTAGAAATAGAGCAAGAGCAATTAAGGTTTGAGCGAACTCAAGCTCAGCCAGCTCCAGCAGAAACTACACAGACTGCTGAAACTCAACGAGATGAGACTGTAGTTGACGATGTTATTGACAGACCTGCTCAATTAAGCGGTTTCGGGGGTGGTCAGTTTGATAGCCCTATCGACGGAGATGTATATGTAGAGGGCCAGAGAGTTGTTTTTGAATCGAAAGACGGGCAGATATATGATCTAGGTAATATAGACGATATAAGAAGTGACGGAGTTTCTTCTGTAAACCTCATACCTCAAGAATCATTGGTTCAAGTCAATGAGGATGGATCATTAACCGTAGAGGGAGAGAAGATGAACATGCAAACAGAGCTCCCTACACAAGGAATAGAATATAACGAAGATGGTAGTATTAAAGCTGTAAGCCTAGTTGATGATAGTGGAAACACTAAGATGTATACTGGGGCTGTAGCTGAAGATTTAGCTTATCAAATTTTGCTTAATCAAATCCAAACACCAGAACAAGAACAAAGAATTAACGAACAATTAGAACAAGATGAAGAATTTAGACAACTCAGAGAAGCCCAAATCAGAAGAAGTACAACTGACAAATCTCAAGAGCCTGAAGGCGTTGCCGAAGAGGGACCAGATCAGGATACTGTCGAGACTCCTGCACAACCAAGGGAAACAGGACGACCAGAAGAAGCAGGACCAACCCAAGAAGTAGATCTAACTGCGTCAGATGCTGAGGCTCAAATAAATGCTTTAGATAATGTAGCCACACCACTTAAGAGAGCTATAACAGGTATGCTTAAGAGGTGGAAGAAAGATATAAACAAGTATAAGATGAAGATTGTGCTGTTAAACAGCATGCAAGACTTCGCTACTTTGAGGGACTCAAATGGAAATCTAGTTGTAAACGGAGCGAAAGAATTTTTAGATTCTGATGGAATCATAAGGGGGTACCATAAGGATGGAGTTATATACCTTCCACCTTGGGAGACTACAAACATGGATGGCACTACAGAGTTTGGGTCTACAAAAGAAAGCGTTCAAGAAGAGTTTCTTCACGGTGTACTTAGGACGATTATAGGTCAAGACTCAGCAAGGAGGGCACCGCTTTTTGCTCAACTGTCTAAGCTGGCTAAAAGTAGTGTTAACGCTCTTAATGTATTAAAAGAAAAACTAGAGACGTACCTTCCAGAATCGCTTGTTATTAAAGCTGGTAAGGATAAGTTTCATTTAAACATAAACGGTCAGGAAGTAGATGTCACTAATCTAACTGAGCAGAAGCTTCGTGATCTTGGTCTGTCGGAAGACAAAGCTAAAGAAGTTAGTGAAGAATCTATTGTAGGGTTACTTATAGATTACTCTAATTCTCCAGAAAAATATGAGTCTGGTATTGTAGCTAAAATAAGAAACTTTATCAACAAACTGTTTGGTAAGTTTAAAGGTGACGTTGTTATAAAAAACAACGACGACTTATTGGCTCTTGCTAAAAAGATAAAAGACTCTAGGCAGTTTGAAAAGGCGGTTAGTGTAGAACAATCAGATTTAAACTCCGCTATTAATGAAGATACTAAAGCTGAAGAGGCTGAGGGTAGAGGTGCATTTAGCGCAAAACAGCAGAAAGTGTTCAATGACATGAAGGATGGAGTAAAGCTTTATTATACTCAAGTTGCTTCAGTTGGTTACAATGAATTTACAGGTGAAGATAAAATGAGTTATAGGGATTTAACAATGGATGTCCCTAGCTATTTCTATTTCAAGGCAGCTTATAATAATTCTACAGGAAACGGTGTTGCTCCAGACAGGATGAGAGATATGTATTACTTTGATTCTGATGGAAACAGAGTAGACGTTGCCCCTCCAAGACCTAAGGTAGACAATGCTGGGAATGTAATTGAAATGTCAGTCCCTAAAATTAAAACTTATGGGCAGAGATTGATCGAAAAAAGACTAAGAGAGCAAGAGTTGCGTGATGAAGTTAGAAAGCAAATAAGAGATCTTGATAGTGAGTTATTTGAACTTTTAAGCAACAATGATAAGAATCTCAGTAGTCACACTCAGGTAGATTCATTTAGCCCTATACAAAGAGATGAGTTTGATGTTCCATCGTTTGCATCAACAACCGTAGAGGATGAGATGGAAAAGCTTCAAGAGCTTATAATAACAAAAGCTAACATTAAAGCCCTAATAGAATCCGACATAACGGAAGAAGATCTTATTGCCTTAAAAGGTAGGGGTAGTATTGTATTTAGATCACAACACCCTTCTATATTTACTATGAGTAATTTAGAAATTATAGGGCCAAGTGAAATAGATACAACACCTCAAAACATTGCTGAGTTGGGTATGGAATCAAACCCTGATGCCGAGGGAGGTAGATTTGCAAAAAGCAGAGTTACAAGAGAGGGTATCAAGAGAAGAAAATTAGACGCCCTTAATGAAAAAGGTGAGCTTGAATATCCAGACCTGAAGATCCAGGTTAACAGCTACAAGAGTAAGCCAAAAGAGTTTACTAAAGAAACATGGAAAAACGTAAGCGACCGCTTCAAAAGAGGTAGGGTTCTGCACGTTGGTTGGGACCAGGTAGCTGCAGCAAATTTTAGATTTAAAGGAAACCCTAACACATATTCTACAAGCAGTGGTATCGAAGAGCTTTCTATTGCGGGAAAAGAGGGTAAGTCTGTGTCTTTCCATAATGCTGCTATGCAGAGACAGTTTGAGAAAAAGTTAGTTGAAAACGGCATGACTGACGGCAAAATTCACGTGGTTGTTACTCTTAATGGGGCCAAAGCAAGAAATCTTGCTGGTAACCCACTACTGTTTTCTGCAATAATGGATAATGTGTTGTACCAAGCGGATCAAGGTAATCTAGGAAAAAAAGATGTGGTCGATAAAGCAAATGAGGCTTTCAATGACAGAAGAACAGATAAAAGTAGAAGCACGTTTGAATCTATATTAAGATCTCCTGAGTCATCTCAGTTTGAAGAATTAATCGTAAGAAATGAAGACGGTAGTTTTGGCTGGAAAGATTACAGATCTTTTAAAAAGGGGTACGATTTATTCATGAATATTGAAGGTAAAACTTTGGGCATGTATCAAAGGGTAGGTGAGAAGTTTATAGCTATAGGCTGGGCTGGGCCACGTGGATTACCTACTCTACAAGATATAAGAAATTCTTTGATATTACCAGAGTACATGGATGGAACTGATGCGCCTGAAGCTGGCACGGTGGCGGCTGTGTTGGAGATAGATTTAGGTGAGATGAAATCAAAAGTTGGTGATGGATTTAAAAAGCGTATTGATAAGGGATCAGCATTTCCTTACGCGTTTGAAGGAGGGTTAAAAGAAGTTGTAGTCGTAACGGATAAACCTTTAGCGCAGGATGCCTTTAGAAGTTCTACGATGCCTGTGACTCAAATGGGTCCTGGAGCTACAGTTAGAGCTACACCAGCAGTTGTTGGAACTGGACTTGGTTTTGTTACTGAGCAGGATATGATCATAGGTGAAGATGGTAGGTTTAGCAGATCTAGAAAAGGGACGAAAACTGTAAATACAAATCAAGGAACCTTCGAGGTTCCAGAGAAATCTTTCTGGCAGTCAACTAGAGATTTATGGATTATTAGACTACAAGAGAAGTATCAGGGTGTATTCAACATACAGAAAGCTGTTGCTGGATCAAAAGCTAATTTCAGAGTATCAGACGAAGAAAACTTCTTTATGTCTGAAAAAACGATGTATGGTAAAGCTGCACTTGATCTAGAAAATATTGAGAAAGAAGTAGATAGACTTGCAAAAACTCTAAAAGAAAATGGAATTACATCTGAAGAGCTTGGTGATTACATGTATAATCTACACGCAGAAGAGAGAAATAATGTTATAAGAGAAAGAAACGGATCTGAAAGTGGTAGTGGTAGAACTACAGACGCAGCTAAAAAAGCACTAGCTGCCATCCCAGCAGCTAAAAGAAAATCTCTTGAAGCAGCTGCTGATATTGTCAGAGACATGATGAAGAAGAGCAGACAGACTATGGTTGAGTTTGGGTTAGAATCTCAAGAGACAATAGACATATGGGAGAGTATGTTTGAAAACTACGTGCCACTACAGGGATTTGCTGACGCAACGATAAGCGATCTTCTTGGAGATAAACTGCCACCAGAGTCAGGTAGAAGATACGGAACAGGCGGTGCTGGTATTGCTGTTACTGGTCAAACTGCAAAGAAAGCAAAGGGTAGAAAAACAGAAGCTGCTAATATAATACCTCAAATCATAGCTAACGCGACATCTAGAATCATTAAGGCTAGGTCTAACGAAGCTATGCAGGCTTTATACAATTTAGTTAGCAACAATCCTAACTCTAAAGTATGGAGGGTCATAGACTCTCCTGGAGTAGGTAATAATCCTAACATCAGTGACGCTCACATGGTTGGTGTTAGAATCAATGGTAAGCAGGTTGGTATTTATTTTGAAGATGCAAGTAATGCTGAGGTGCTAAAAGGAATGGGGCTAGCTCAACAAAGCTGGATAACTAAAGTGCCTTTTGTTGGAAGCATAACTAGATACTTACGCAGATCTTTTACTACACTAAACCCAGAATTTATAATTTCAAACTTTGCACGTGATATACAGTCAGCTATCTTTAACGCATCTGCTGAAGCAGATATAGAAGGAGGACTGCTCAACTCTCAAAGGACCGTAAAGGAAATTATGAGGTTAGTATTCCCTGCTACTAAAGCATTGGTTAAGGGACAGTTCGGTGGTAAGATGGACCCACTAATTGAAAGATACTACCAAGAGTTCCAAGAGGATGGAGGTAGGACTGGATGGGCTTACAACAAGTCTTTACAGAAGATTGCTCAAGAGTTAGAAGCTAAGTCAACAGATAAAACGTCTTGGCAAGAGATACTTGGTAAAGGAAATAACGCTCTTGAGTTTATCGAAGGTGTAAACGATGCTTTCGAGAATGGTATACGTTTGTCAGCATACATAGCTGCAAGGGAGGCTGGTATGTCTAGAAGTAAAGCAGCAATGCTTGCTAAAACAATAACAGTAAACTTCAACGCTCACGGAACGTGGGGGCAAGCTCTAAACTCTGTTTACTTATTCTTTAACGCTTCCGTACAGGGTACGGCTAGATTAGGTAGGTCTCTTTTAGGGAGCAAGCCAGTGCAAGCGCCAGACGGATCAGATAGAAACTGGTGGCAAAGAAGAACAGGAGCTCAAAAGATGGCTGCAGGTATGGTTGTATTTAATGCTATGCTTGCTGCAATCAATATCGGAATATCTGACGAGGATGAAGACGGAGAGTTGTTTTACAATAAAATACCTGACTACATAAAGGAGCGCAACATGATTATCATGATGCCTTTTGGTACAGGTGCAGGTAGAGATTACTGGAAGATACCTTTACCATACGGGTATAACATTTTTGCAAACCTTGGTACAGTCATGACAGAGGTTTCTTCTGGAGACAGAGAAATCGATTCTGCTTTATGGTTCTTAGCAAACTCTACGTTAAGCTCGTTCTCTCCTATCTCAGGGGGTCAATCTAAAGATTTATCTACGTATGTTGCAAAAGCTATTGCCCCATCACCAGTTAAACCTTTAGTTGAAATGGCTGTAAATGAAACATACTTCGGAAATAAAATAGAACTAGAACCGCTTCCTTTCGGTGTAAAAAGGCCAGACTCTCATATGTCGTTTAGATCTCCTGAGTCTGTTAAGGATTTCTTTCAGTGGGTAAATGAAGCTACTGGTGGGTCTGAGTATAGGGAGGGCACTATAGATGTAAATCCAGATAAGGTTTGGTATCTCTTTGAGTACATGATGGGTGGTGCAGCCAACTTCGTAATACGAAGCGGTGAGACCACTTATAAACTATTCCAACCTGGTGTAGAGCTTCAGTACAATGACATTCCTTTCTTAAGGAAGCTATATGGTGAGCCATCTAAGTACTACGATTACGAGCTGTACAAAGACAATACGCTTGAAGTAGGTCAACTTGCAAAAGAAATGAAAGAGGCGCCTAGGCTTGGAGATACGCAAAGATATAAAGGCATACCTTTGCTAAATAAATTAATGAAGACTTACGAGAAGAGATTGAAGAAAATAAGAAAGCAAAAGAAAGAAGCAAGACAAATTAAAAACTTTAGAGAAAGAACTATACGTATGCAAGAGTTAATGGATCAAGAAAGAAGAATCTTGATGGAGTTTAACCAGAAGTACGAACAATACAGAGACTAATGAGTAAGAAAAAAATTAAAGACACCAAGCTTGGATCTTGGTTAGCAGAAAAAGCACCACAAGTATTGGGTGTTGTTGGGGACCTTCTACCAGATAGCGGTGGATTAGGCGTAGTAAAAAACCTTATAGATAAAGACGATACTGTTGACTCAGCTGAGGCTCAACAAAAAATAGATGCAGAGGTTAGGTTTCAGGAGAATGTAACAGAGCGCTGGAAGGCTGACATGGGCAGCGATGTTAAGCTGGCTAAACTTATACGCCCTGTTACACTCATATGCCTTATGGCTATGTTTATGGTTACCATGATGATCGACAGCATGGACAACGTAGCCTTCAACGTGAAGGATTCATATGTATCCCTACTTGAGCTGTTAATGTTGACCGCTTTCGGTGCATACTTTGCAGGGCGTACTATCGAAAAGAAGTCTAAAGGATAATCAAGGGCACGTTATTTGTATAATAGGTAGTGACTTTAGGGCACCAACCTTATTTTTAACCGTCACCTTAGGGGACACAAACATAACAATATGACACATTTATTATTCAAGGACATGCAACGCAGTCCGCTAGACATTCTTGTAAAGAATTTCTTTGACAAAGATTCCGTTTTTGACAGACCTACAAGACAGGTTGTCACACATCCAATAGACGTTTACGAAACAACAGATGGGCTCACCTTTGAGGTTGCCTGTACAGGTCTCGATAGAGACGACGTAGAAGTAAAGATAGAGGGGGATACGTTAAGGGTATCTCACGAAGCTGAGGTAAAAGAATCCGACGGATTCCATCACACCTACCATTCAGGCATAAGGCGTAGTAGCTTTAACTTAGGGTGGAAGATATCACGTAGATTTAATTTAACCGACATAAAAGCGGAAATGAAAAACGGACTGCTTACGCTGTCCGTTCCATACTCCGAAGAGTCAAAACCTAAATCAATTAAAATAAAATAATTTTTCTATAGGTTGGTGTCCTTAAAGTCTATAATAATTCTAACCTCTTTTTTTCGAGCTGTAGCTCTTCTATTTTCTTTTGGTATTGAGATATACGCCTGTCTATAACTGACATGTCGTAGTCTTTAGCTACGTTGGTCATATACATTTCACATATACCGCGTGCAGTATTGTACTTCTGAGCATAACCTTTCCAGTGAGTCATATTGTTTTCGTGGTTTCTAACGTAATAGCAAACCGTACTTCTGTCCCTACCCAAAACTTTTGATGTGTTTGTATCAGACATGTAGCTGCGTAGAACAGTTCCAATGGCTGCTCTTGTTTGCGTTTGCTCTGGATTTCTTCTGTTTGTAGGCTCAATGTTAAGAGCCTTGTAAATTTCTTGAGCGGCTATCGCACCCATCTTTTGTAGTTGTGTTGACTTTCTCATCGTACTGGACATGCACCTGTTGCGCAATCTTGAATATCTATATCCTCCATGTTAATGTCGTGTATAGATGTGATTGGCGTGCATTGTGATTTAATTTTATTATACGTTTTCTTATCTATTTCTTCAAGCGGAGCTTGATCAAATCCATGCTCGTTATGTAATAGGAACGATACTGATTTTACATTTACGTAGTTCTCGCGTAACCACGCTTTAATTTCATCTAATTCTTCTTTCCTATAGTAAACGGTCACTGACACTGAGTTATCGCTCCATTCGGCCTGTAATCGCTTTATAACGTCTAGTTGATCTACTGCTGACATGTCGGCAGCAAACTTAGTACCTTTTGGGAACTTGCATGGGAACTCTACAACGACTGTCGAGTGATCCTCTGTGCCGTCAAAGTTTCTTACATACTCTATGCGAAAGCCATTGTTTCTGCACACATTGACCAGCTCGCTATCAGCAGACATTCGTATTCTCCTAATGTAGTGTTCGGAATATCCAGGGTGTGCTCCTGGTGTAACGCCAGCAAGTAAACTAAGCGTTCCTGATGGTTTAACTGTTGTAAGTTTAATAGATGTTGGGAATCCTGCATCTCTAGAGTAAGTTCTATCGTATTCACGAAGGTAAATATAACAACTTTCGAGCCAACGGCGTTGCTCCTCGGTTGCCTGTAAATAACCTGTCACACCTATACCCATTCTCATATGCCTGTGAACAATATCTTCTGTCTCTTTGACAGCGCACTTGATAGACAGGCTATGTTTGTTGATGCGGTACAGGTAGACGGCCACCTTCTTAAGTTCTCTTTCTGACTCTATGTTTGGTAGATATATCTCAGCTAAACAACATGTCTCAAACGGAGCGAGAGATTGTTCTGCACATGGGTTGTACCCCATTACATCTGGATCAGGGTATTGCATTTCACCCGTTCTACCCATACGTCTTGACGCTTCTAGGTTGATCAGGCCATACGGCTCTCCGTTACCCTCGTAACCACCCCAGAACTCATCTGGTAGTTGATCTATATCATCACACACCACTGAGTTATTTGACATTGCTCTCCAGTTAGGGATACCGCCTAGGTCCCAGCGCTTAGCACGTAGGTATTCTAAATCATCATGGTCTCCTAATGCAATCTGAGCTGATCGTCTTACATTACCAGCCACAACTATTTTGCCTATGATGTTCATAATGTCCAGACAATCAATAGGTTGCAGCCTTCTATTAGAGCGATTGTTTAAGATGCTGTTGATCTCTTGCATACCCCAAATAAGATCTTGACTACCAGATGCGGTACCTCCGAAACCTTTGATAGGAGATCCAGCTGGCCTGATGAGATGTGTTGCATATGTAAATCCTTCACCTGTAACAAAACTAGCTTCGAGCACACGCTTGAGTAGCTCTGTCCATCCCTCACGAGAATCAGGCACAATAAAGTCAGCACCGTTGTCGTTCACGTTCTCTATCTTTACTTTGCGCTTTACTTTTGGTAGCTGATATACATGCTCTCTCTGTATGTTGTAACCAACACCAGATCCGAGCATCAGCATTTCAAATGCCCAAGTAAAAGGACGTATAGGTTCGTCAACCACAGTAAATGCACAGTTCTGTAGAGAAGGTAAACCTAACCTATCCACAGTTTTTGTGCCGAGCTGCCATAAGAATCTACCAGCAACAGTGCCTTTAAGATTCATCATCATGTCTTTTATTTCACCTTGTTCGTACTTATTGAAGTCACATCCTAGTTGTTTATTACACGCTTCGACAACCCTGTCAACCGTGTCTTCCCACTCTTCTGAGCCTTCTTTCATTGGTCTTGCATACGTTCTTTTATAGGTAGCGTATCCCACCTCCCCCCAAGGGATGTCTTCTGATTTGTACTTCATGTTTAGTTGTTTTTTTTAGATGAAAAGGACGGCTAAGATAGCACTAAATATCCTTTTTGTCAAGCGATTTAGGATCAATATACCAGTCTCTGTAACGCACTATCTCATAGCTATTTAGCTCTTTTAGATCATGCAAAGCAAGCAGTGTTATCTGATCTTGCCTGTCTTTTCTCTGATATATTTTACGGTATGCATCTTTCTTCCATACCTTCTTACTAAAATCTACGTTTTTTTTACACCACTCAAGTAGCTCTTCACGTTCAACGCGAACATAACCACCGACTTCAGCCATTTCAAATGCTATCCATTTGGCCTTACCAAGAAGCCAGCCTGCATCGCCTCTGACGTTCTTGAACTCAACCCATATCTCGTCGGGCAGATTATTACCCTTGACATCAACACCGTCTTCACCGTGCCAATAATCAACGTGCATTTTTATATCTTCATCTCTCGATGATTTTACCGCATCTGGACAAGCCCTTTCATATCGGGTTGCAGAGACACCGCCGTCCCTCCAGGACCGCCTAAGTCTACCTTTGCTCACCATAGCGTTACAGGTTTTGTCTTTCCTTTGCAGCTTCTCTAATTAGATCAAGCTCAATGTTCATTGCTTGCCTTAGCTCAAGTATTGCCCTGTTTATTTTGTCCGTATCTGTAATTGGCTCACCGTCTTCGTCATGCATGAACTCATCATAATAGGCGGTTATATGCTGTCGCATGCGTGTACATGCTTTGCAATACTGCCAGCTAAGTTCATCCTTTGTCATTTTGAATGGATTTTAGTATTTCGTCAACCGCTTGGTCGACCTGTTGTTTATTTCTAGCAAGGTACACATCGTACCCTAAATCATTACTCATTATATAATTCAAGAATATCTTCCATCGCATAGGGAAATCATGGTGAGACGGTAGATATCCTTTAGTTTCTATTATCCACTTATGATCCTTACCCACAAAATCAGGAGTGTACCGAATCGGTTGCTGCACTGAGTTGCTGCGATCAGACATAAGTTTCTTCTTTGCAGTCATCTTAAAATACTTATTCGTAAATCGAAAAGAATCCATGAGAGTGAACTGCGTTTCTTCATAGGTAAACTTCAGGCCTGATTCACGAAGCTTGTCTGAACAATACTTCTCAATCGCGGACTTAAACTTACCTAATGATTTTTTTTTAGGGGCGCGTTTGCGCTTATTCCGTTTCATTGGAGGGCAAGTTACACCTCATGATACTATACTTCCAAATTTATTTTAATAAAATTTCAGAAAAATTTATTGCAGATTGTGTATCTCCTTCAAAATGAATAGGTTGGAATAATTTCTCTCTGCTTTCCCATGATGTAAATCCAGTGTGAGATAGATTCATTAGTAGATTATACGGCTGATCAAATGGTGTCGGCTGACCGCCCGTCTCTACCTCACGCACTTTACGCACATGGAACTCACTGAGTTTGCGTATGTTATGGTCAGGCGCTTGAACCTTTCGGTGAATAGTAATAAAGCAGTCAGCACGGTTTACAAACTTACCGCCTCCCTCTGTATCCTCAGCAAATGGTGCAACTGGCAAGCCATCTGGTCCTTTGCGTCTCTGTGCCTCTGTCACAGCATGCATGTTTAGCCACACAGCTACGTTGTTTGCTGTCGAGTATGTAAGGAACTCACTAGCAGCCTCGTAGTGGTAGTCATGTACACCTATACTTGAATTCTTCATATCTAACTTCAATGAGTTATAAGGGTCTACGAAGACAGCATCTATGTGTTGCTGAGCCTTAACCTTCTCCATGAATACGATGATGTCACTGTAGCTGTATACCTGGTTGTTGTTGATAATAGTGAAATGCTCTTGTACCCACTTGTAAGCCTGTTTACGCTGAGCGTACGTCATATCACCAACCTTACGGTCTGCTGCAAACTGCATGAGCTGCATCTTCACTGATGCGGTTCTATTCTCTGATGAGTATATCAACCACTTCCAGCCATGACGTATAGCAGAGTTAGCGATCAGGTACAACGCTGTGGTTGTCTTACCCACATTGCTGTGACCATTCATGATTACAAACTCTTTTTTGTATCTGAAGTATTCATCTAGTTTTGCATCACCTGTATCTAGACCTATCTCAATGTTACCCTGAGAGAAGTCATCAATCCACCTGAAGTCTTCATCATCTGATGATATAAATGACATATCACCATCATTGATAAGCATACTACGTTTAGCTTGTTTTTCTTCATCTATGATCTCACGTATAGGTGTGTTCTTTCCATTCTGAATCATGTCCACTATGGTATTCATAGCGTGATCTTCTGAATCTAACTCACGTTTAGTAATCTCTCTAAACAATACGCGGACCGCCTCATCCTCCTCCATACGTCCAGCTGCAATGTAACCGCCACACAATCTAGCTGCCTTAACAAGAGCTGTATGTTTGTCACCGTCCTCAGCAGATCGTATGATACGTGCTGCAAGGTTTAGCTTCATGTAATCCGTATACTTATAAGTATCGTTTATGGGTGTCTGTGCTTCAGCAAACTCTGTAGAAAAAGCACCAAACTTTTTCCACTCATCCTTAATGATGATTTCAGGATCGTATGACTCAAAGCATGCACGAGATTCGTTTATGCCTGACTCGTCAACCTCAAGTGTGTATTGTTTATTGAAGTATGTGCATAGCGCACGGAAGTGATCTCTGTGCCTCTCTGGGTTTGTTACCTGAACAAGCGCTTTAACGCCATCACCAGACGGTGACACCCAGCAAGAATGGACATACTGATCTGTAGCCAGCGCCGTCTTCGTTGCACTAACATCAACGTGATCGAAGTCCAGAACAATGTATCCGCTATGCTCGAATAA